CTACCCACTCGTCCAGCCAGAGCCAGAAGCGCAGACGGTGGCTCACTCAGCACACTCTCTGGCCCAAGTAGTCGCCGATCGGCTACTCCGGTCCACCGCGTACGCCGCGGCCGCAGCGAACAGCACGGCCCCCGATGCCAGCCCGATTCTCACACCGCCCTGGTACCGCGGCTCGAGGTACTCCACCGGGATCTGTGCCAGCCCAGTCGTGCCGGAACCGCTGGCAAACGCCGCAGCCCATGCGCTCCACGTTCTGTGCTCCTGGTCCAGCTCCTGGCACCGGCGTGAGTCCCGGACTTCGCCCGGGCCGCGCGGGACCATCTGGCCACGCATGCGGGCGGACTCGAGGGAGCCCGCTCCGCATCCAGCGGTGAGCACGAGGAGCAACAGCAATAGCAACCGCATCACTCCGCACACTTCCAGATCTTGATAGCCTGAATCACGGTCGTGCGCACAATCCACACGCCAGCAATGGCGCCCAGCACGTAAACGCTACGGATGTCGTTTGGGTTCTGTGCGACGTACACGCCGATCGCTGTCACCACCATCGCTGCAACCGAACCCTCGCCAACCTTTGCTAGTGTGTTCATCGCTCAATCTCCAATGGTTCTACCGCTGCGAGCGCCACGACAGCCGTACGCGCGGCTTTCGCTGCGGCGACCAGGTCTTTGCCGTCCTTGGCCAGTTGCACATTGTACGCGGCGAGTGAGGTGCTCTCGGCCTCGTCGGCCTTGGCCGTGGCCTGCGCGCTCTGCCCCGCGGTGGGGTCCCATGGGTCGCTTGCTTCCTGGCGATTGTAGGCCGCAACGAGCTGCCCGAACTCCTTCCCGGTCATCTCCACGCGGGGGTACTTGAACGGTATCCCGTGCTCGGCGTCGCCGGGGACGTGCGTCGCAAACGTAGTGCCAGCCTCGTTGTGTTCCACGCCGAAGCGATGCTCCAGCAGGGTCGCGTCGGGTCGTTGCACGCCGTTGATGTCCGTCGCAAACTTGGGGTGATCAAACGCCTTACTCACCAGCGCACGGGTCGCCACTGCCTGCGCTTCGGTCGGGTACTGTGCGAGTTTTCGGGTCATGATAGTGGGCTCCTAGCCGCAAGCCAAATGTTTAGGTTGACAGCATTCGCATCAGATATCGCTTCATCGTAAACTAGTAAATCCCGGTATGGGCATCCTGCGAAATGCATGAGCCCAACACGCCGGTGGGCACCCACCGTGCATTGATCCAAGGTGCATGCCCCGACGTCCACATCACCGGCCGTCACAACCCTCACACCGTCTAACCACACATCTACGGTGGTTCCGTGATTTACAATTACGATGTAATGCCGATCTCCGTCCCTTGCCGCCACAACCACGGCTTTATTCACCGCCGCATCATCGCGTTTTTGGACAGAGAAGTTCACTCCGTCGGAATAAAAACGAATCGTAGGTTGGTCGTTACCGGAATTTCCACACCCCAGTATTGTCTTAACAGTCGGGGTGTCCGCAACCTGAAACGATAGCCCAATCGACCACTCCGCGTCGATACCAGTGAACACGCTTGCAAGACCGTCTGCGGTCCAGAAATCGTCCGTCTCATCCGTCAGCCCAGCCGTCAGTCCACCAGCGCCACCCCACACCGGTGCCGTAACGCCAGCGTAGCCGGTCGTGGCCTGGACTAGTTGGTTGACGCCCACATTCGCGAGGTTCTCGAACTTGGTGGCGTGCGGGCACTCGAATAAGCTCACGGCGTCATGCTCCGCCGACCCAGCCGCAGACGCTTGTGTCTGGACTACCAGCGTATTAGCCACCGCCGTCCACACCACTGAGATCGGCTCCCACGACACACCGGCCACGCTCGCGATTAATCCTGCGCCTCCGTCCACTAGCCGCGAAGCGGTCGCGTCGACATTGCGCAGCCCAGCCGTCAGGTAGAGCGTGACGCCGGCCCCCGCATGGCCCTGGTATACGCCGGGATTTGTTGTCCCGTCATAGGCGATTCGCAGATTTTGGGCGCCCTCGTATGGATCGCTAGTCTCAAGCGACTTCAAGGGCGAACTCACGTCGGTCCAACCTGTATAGCCGGACTCGAAACCGCCGTTCGTCAGGCGCTGTCCGACCCCAAGATCATACGATACCTCATACGGCGTAGCGCCAAGGTTCCACCAGGCGACGCAGTTGCCGAAGGCGGCGGGGCCTGGTGTAACCAAAGATACGATCCACATATTTCCAGGACTGATCTTGAGCATAAGCCGTCTCAGCTCAATGAGCCGCTCCTCTGGGACCAATGCATAGGTCCCAAATTCTTCGCCACCAAAATAGATGAAGTTTCTGTATAGATCCTCATCATCTGGCAGCGGCGGGGGCGCCATGCGGTTGAGACTCTCATTAACGATGTAGTAGATCGTGTTCGCGAGAAAAAAGTCACATCGAGGCGGATCATCGGTGTCAACATCGGCGCACTGGTCCTGGATGGAGTCTTTCGTGCCGTGGCACTGCTCGGTGCCGCTATTCGCTGACTCCGTGTAGTCGTGCGGATCGCGGACTACTTCGCCGACCGGATCCCACCAACCATGGTAGTAGACATCAAACCCCGCCGCCTGAATGATGTCCTGCAGGTACCGAGGTGACTGACCACCGGTCGCCTGCCATTCAGCTGCAAGCGCAAGCCGACGCTCCGCATCGGTACCGCCGCCCCAGCAACCCAGCTCCTGCTCCCACTCGACCAGCTCGTTGGTGGTCTCGGGAAAAATCTCAGCCCAGACGCCGTCGATGAAGTCGCGCGCGGGCTCACTCAACCCGTCGGCAATGCCGTTGAAGAATTTGCGGATGGTTGAACCGAACGGCAGCGCCCACGTCTTCGTTCGGGGGAGCAGATGCTGGATCTGGCGGAAGTAGATCGTCATGATGCATCAGACACAGGGAAGTTTTACCGCGCGCCTCGCAACCCCGGGCACCGCCGCCAACTGAGAGCCCGTGGGCTTTGCCTTCGGCGGGCCAAACGGCGCCTCGCCGTAATGCGTGAGGGCAACACCAAGATGCATCCACAAGCGCAGCCCGGTGTCCAGGCACCGTTTCGAGAACGCAGCGTCTTCGCGGTAGCACGTTGCGCCAGGTCCCCACTGAAGGATGTCCTGCCACATTGCCGTTACGACTCCAACGCCATCGACGTGGTAGAGTTGCTCCGCCATCGATGCAGCGACTTTCAGCACGGCCGCGCGCGACACAAGCAGGAAGCCAGCGGGGAGCTTTGTCGCGCGGACCAGCGCCCCCGAGCGCTCTTTGGTCAAGTCGCCAACGATGCGCTCTGACTCGTCCTTGTAGCAGTACGCTCCTGAAACAACGTCCTTGCCCGCGTCCAGCAGCTGCTGCGCATGGTGCGCGCGCCACCCGATGTCGGTGTCGACCATCAGCATGTGCGAGTGGCCGCTTGCCAGGAACAACGCGGTCAGCGTGTCGCGATTCTGGGTGATGCTGTTTCCCTCTTGGATGCACGGGACGGCGCCCAGTTTCGCCACAGCATCGACCAGGCCGAACATGTACTCACGATGAAAGCAACGCGAGTTGGCTGCGGGCGTAGCAACGAATAGACTCATGCGACCCGCTTCCAGAACGTCACCACGTAGTACGGCATCAGATTCTGTGCTTCGTCGGTGTTGTCGGCGCCTGCCTCGTCGGTCTCGGCCGGGTCAGCCACGCCGGTGCTGCCCGTACCGTCCGCGCCCGTTGCCCCCGTCCCGTCCGCGCTTGTTTCGGTTTCGCTCGCGCCGCTAGTTGTCTGCTCAGCGACCGGCGGATTCACTGCCTCCAACCAATACCGCGACCCACTCCCGGACGTCCCGCTCCAGGATGCCACGGCCGTCGTGATTGTCGCGCTCGGGTTGGTGCTCATCAAGTAGAGCGACCCGCTGTCATATGCGAACGGGACCGGATGCGTGTGAGCGTGCGTATGGGTATGCTCTAGATCGTGCGTGTGACTCGGCCCTGTGTGGGTATGGCTCGGACCCGTGTGCGTGTGCTCCGCCATGTCATGCTGGTGGGCCTCGACGGAGTGGTTGTGCTGCTTGATCCCGCCTTCTTCTTCCAGGACGTCAAAGTCGGCGTCTCCAATGTCCTGACCAACCAGGACTCGGCCGTCGGCGACCTTCGTCCACGTGCCGTAGCTGATCTCGTCGTTGGGATCGTCGTCCGTCGCCATCGCGATGATGGCGCCCACTGGCAACTCAGCCCCCAGGCCAATCTCTTCGTACAGCTCGCATAGGATTGTTGCAATCCCCTTGGCCTGAGCAGCTAGCGCTGGGGCCTGTTCACGAAGCGCCGCGCGGTCATGGTTCAGATGGTAGCTGATCTGGCGGAAGAGCCTCCACGCGAGTCCGCTCCCGAGATACTGGTCCGAGCTCGGGTCAAGAGTGACAGTACCGGCGACGCACGCCATTAGCAGTTTCGAAGCTCAGTAAATGTCGCGTACATCCCAGCGGCAACCCACAGCGAGCCGAGTTCTGCATTCGTGCCACTCTCTGTTATCATTTCGATGACCATGTACTCGCCGCTCGCGAAGGTCTCCGAGAATCCGTCGATAATGTGCTCGTGGTATGCCTCGTATTCCACTTGGTCACTGGTATCCGCCGCTTCCGCCAAAAGTACCTTCGCTCCACTCGTGTTGACCTTGTGCACCGAAAACGTCGTCCGGTTCTCTGGTGGCCAGGTTCCGTGAGGTGGCCCATCCCACAACACTCTTACCTGGGTAATGGTGTAGTGTACGGACACTCGCACACGCCAATAGGCATGCGCAGCGGTGGCCACGCCGCATTTCCAGCCAAGCCCGTCATAATCCGACCAGTTGGAATTATTCGCAAACGAGACTTGACCATCGCATGGGAACCACTGCGACCGTGAAGAAAGCTGTGGGTAGTTGCTGGTGCCCTCGAGCGTCAGAGTCCCGCCTTCTTGGATCGTGATCGCGGCTGTGGCGGTCGCAGTGACTGTGCCGTCAAGCTGCACTGTGCTCCCGGAATACGCGCGCAGCTGCGCTCCGGACAGCAGGTTGATGTTGCTCCCAGATTCGGCGTCCAGGATGGACCCCGACTTCAGGTTCAGCTCGCCGCCGGTGTTGACGTTGATGAACGCCCCGGTGTTAACCTCGACGGTTCCACCGCTGTCAACATCGACCGTTCCGACAACCGTAATCGTGCCACCGTCCAGGACATCGATCTCGCCGCCGCTGCCGATGATGATTTGGGCGCCAGACAGGACCGAAAACACGTGGCCGCTTTGCAGGCGCCTGAGTGCAACGAAATACTGACTCGAGGATCCCGAGTCAGGGGTTCCCGAGGGGGTTGCGCCGTCCGCGCCTAGGATCGCTTGCAGGAAACCATGTAGATCCTGCATCCACGCTTCTTCAAGCGGAGTCCCATCCGTTGCGCCTGGGGCGCTACGGTTGCGCGGCTTCCCGTACGGGTAAGCCCCGTCGGTGTCGATTTGCCCGGGATACTTTACGGTCAGGGAGATTGCCATGCTACTCCGCCTCGTAGATGGTCGGGGTGCTGTTGAGCTTCGTCTTTTCGCCGGCGCTCAGAACGTATGTGTCGATCGGTGAGCCGTAGCCCGCTGGCTGCATTTCCACGCTGGTCACTGTCCCCCCGTGGGCTGACACAATCGAAATGATGATCCCGCCGATGTCAGTGGCGATAGCCCTGTCCTTGCGCGACAGTGCATCGAGGCCCAGAAGCCAGGGCTCGCGCTCGAGGAAATACTCCTCGCACGCATCCTCCACCGCCGTCTGACATTCCGAGTCCGTGTCTGCTGGCACGTCCCAACCGTTGATAACGACTTCGAGGCCTGTGCGCGTGATTGCCGACATGTTGAGCGTTTCGACGCCGGCCGGCAGACGACTCGCCAACCCATTGACGTCCAGCCTGATTGAGGCTTCGACCGCGTCGAGCTGTGCCTGCGTTGGGATTCCGTCTGGATCCCCCGAGCTTTCGGGCGTCGCCTCGACGTAGATATCCATCTCACCGGGCGTAGCCGCCTTGTAGGGGTAGACGTGAATGATCCCGGTGACCTCTTCGCCCCAAATTCGGTAGTCCGTCGGGGCGCCCCCCTGCGGCCGGTTGCGTCTGCGACCGATGACGCGGCCGCGGTAGACTTCGACTGCCTCCGCGTCGGCACCCTGTACCGCGGTTGAGATGACCACCACGTCTCGGGAGACGTTCGGGGGCGTACTGACGAACCGGACAACGTCGCTATCCTCCAGGTTCCCAACGTCTCCGATTCCGTTGGTGCCCTCAGGATCAGACACCGCCCTCATAACCGCGTTCACCGTTGCCGCGTCGAGGGGAACCGCGTACGTCGTGATGTAGATGACGCCGCTTTCGCTTCGCAGCAGTTGCGTCCCAGCAGCTAGAGAACCAGTCTGGTTTGTGACGGTGATTGCGATGTGAAGCTCGGCACGCGTGCCGGCCGCAGGATCACCAACTCCGAGCAGCCTGCCGTGCTCGGTGAGGGGGCGCAGGACCTTGCTGCCGATCGTCACCTCATCGTTGGTGCAGTACCGAACGAAGATCTGAAAGAAGATGAATTGCGCGTAGTGCCACAGCAAGACGTAAACACCCGCCAACACCTTCGCGAGCACGCGCGAAAATGCCTTCGGTAGCAGCGGGATCGTCTGCGACAGCTGCGCTTCCAGACCGGCGACGATCTGGTCACTGATTGCTGTGGTGGTCGGCGCAGTGTAGGCCATGCTTCTACTTTTTGAGACCGACGAACGTCATCCCTGCCGTCATGTCAGTAGCGTTGATTCGCGCTGGTCGGATCGGAAGGAATTGGCCCGAGACGCCATAGAACGTGCCGAGGCTTCCGTCTTCGCTCACTGCCACGAAGGAGCCGCCAGTCGCCGACGAGACCTGTATGGCTTTCGGAATGAAGGTGAAGTCCACGGTGTCTGACGGCGTTAGGTTCGCCCAATCGACACCCTGACTCGTGAGTTCATCCTGATCTGTCCAGTTCTTCGTGGCTGCCATTAGAGTTCCTCTTCTCGCGTCACGCTGAAGTCAAAGGGGATTCGTTCGCTGTCGATCGTCGCCTCAATCTCAAGGTCTACCTTGTCCACTTTCGGCATCGTCGCTTCGATCGTCGCCGCATCGATGATGGTCTCCGACATCCAAGCCAAGTCGCGTCCCGCCGCATCCTCGAAGGTCCCGAGATTCGCTGGGATGAGAGGGGCCGACTTCAGAGAAAATTGTGTCTCCGACCGATACGTCTTGGCGGGGTCGGTCTCATCCATGTTCCCCCACCACTGCGCGCGCGCGTCGCCGTCAAGCCCGCTGTCGTCGTCGTTACCGCCAAACAGGCTGAGGTAGACGGCCGCATACTTGCCGTCGCAGAGAACCAGCTGACCGTTCTCCATGACGATCTCGCCGCCGTCGGGCGTGCAGTAGAAAAGAGCGTCACTCATGTCGCGAAGATGTTTCCGAACGAGGTCATGTTGGCTGGCGTCGACGCAATCACGAGTCCGTGCACGGTGGCGGTCGGCCCGCTACCGTTCGGGACCCCATCCCAAATCGCCTCAGCGAACTCGGGCCCGAGCTGCGCCGCCTGCCCCGAGTAGGTCCACACCGACAGCCCCCCGGCGCTGAGTTGGATCTGCAGATCGGCGATTAGATCGATCAGCACATCGAGCTGAAGCTCGATGCCACCGATCGCGACGTCAAGATCCGCGCGGACATTGACCATGTTGCCGAGCATCACCTCGAGGTCGAGCCCGAGGCCGACGTCCAGCAGCACCTGAGGGGCCGGCAGGTTGAAGCCGAGGCTGACTTGGATTTGCGCCTCGATGCTCGCCTTGAGTCCCCGTAGCTGGAGAATGAACGCCCGGAGCCTGACCATGAGCGTCCCGAGCCCTGTGCTCCACTCCCAGCCACCGAGCTCCCCGAGGTACTGGAGGTCGCCCGCGGCGCCGGTGGCGAACGACTCGCCGAACGCTGACCAGCTGGCCGGGTTCTCTGTGGCGATGAGCGTCGCGGAGATTTCGGAGGCCGGGGCCGTCCTGCCCCATCCCCCGGGCGTGGCCGCCCTCAGGGACGTCCCGAACCCGCGGGCGCTACCGGAGTAGGACCAGCCGGAAAGGCTCCCCACGGCCAAGCCAGCCTCCAGGGGGGCGACTATCGCGAGCGCTGCCGCCAGCTTCAAATTCACGAGGCCGAGCTCGATGGTCAGATCCGCGTTCGCGTCGGCCGAAACCGAAACCCAGCCCGCTGGGTTGAACATCGCCGCCAGCTCGGCAAGGTTCAGATGAGCCGCCAGCTCGGCCGCGTACGATACCGCCACCGGTGGGAAGTCGAGCCCTATTTCCAGCTTGGCTGCCACCGCTGGCACCAGCCCCGTGATGTCTGCCTGCAACTTCGCAACCTCGAGCTGTAGAGCCGGGATATCCGCTGACAGTCCGATGTTCAGAGCAGACACGGGCAAGCTACCCGCGTAGTTGATCGTCACGTGCCGGTACCGGTGCCGCCCTCAACTCCGGTTACGCCACTGATGATCTGGCCCACGAACGGGACGCCACCGGTGGGTGTGTTGACGGATGGCGGGACGGCTACAATCGGTGACCCCGGCGCAGCTGACACAGCACGGACAGACCCGGCAATGAAGTCACCCACACACGCAACCGGCCGTCCTCCGCTTCCGAGTCGCACGTCGGGGCTGTTCACCGTCACGCGCCCCGTCGATTTGATCTCGATCGGGGCGCCGTTGAGCGATTCGATCTCGATGCTGCCATCATTCCTCGGAATGACTCGAGCCACCGCGACGCCAGTCGTTGGGTTGCGCGAATAGATCCCGTGCTCGCCCGCGGCCGCTACTTTGTTGCCTTCGTCCGGGTCGTGGTAGCCGACTGCCTGCTTCTCTCCCGTGCCGGCCCCGGGTTGGAGCGCGGCCGCGTCACCGGGAAGCGGCTGGCTGTCATCGCCCGCGCCTTCGAAGTGCCCGGCGGTCCTGTCGTTTACCCCGCCGGTGTCGACGATCACATTGGCATCCGCGCCGTCGCGCTCGAACCGCTTGACTGTGCCAATCTCGCCCATCAGTGCTGCTCCGTGGATAGAGCTCCGGGGCCCTTGCTGGGGCCCCGGTTAGGTGGGCTGTTTTGCAAAACCGCTTCGGCAGCAACCGGAGCACTGGTCTTGCTCATCCCACCGCAGTCGGTGTTAGACATTCGCTGCGCGCCCGCGGAAGCCTCCTGATGGCGGACGCTGATCTTTGCCAAGTCGGCGCGCCTTCGCTCCGCCCGCAACTCGTGTCCGAACTTGGCGGCCATTTCCTTGTTCAGGACCGCTGCGGCCAGTCGCTTCGCCAGCAGCATGCTTCCGACGCCTCCAAGGCAGAACGATACTGCAGCAACGGCCAGATGGCTCAGGATTAGGATGACGACCATGGGAACCTTTTTGGGATCGCTCCGGAGAACGCCTCGGGAAAACAGACCTGCAGATCTGCGGTTTCACTTTTGTCCGTCTGGTGCAGAGACACGGTTCGGATCAGCAGGTTCGTGTGCTCGTAGATCATTGCGCGGGGGGCACGCAGACGGATGGTAGTGTTGGGCCGCCACAGCTCGCCCTGTGGAGTTCGCCAGGTGGGCAGCCCCTCAACGTTGAAGGACACCGCTGCCCCAAACATCCGCCCAAGCTTCGAACGAGTCGCGAGCGGTCCATCCGCGTCTTCGCCGTCGTCAATCCGGAAGTGATACGGGCGGACCACGCGGCTCGGCAGACGGTCGTTTTTCTCCGTCCACTTCCCGCCAGCGTGACCGCGTTTGGCCGGTGCGAATCCCGTGATCTCTGAGTGGTACTCCTGTGGTTTGAATCCCGGCGTGACGGCGATAAGCGGAGGCAAGCCCCCCTCAAGTTTGGCTACGGGCGCCCCTGGTGACGTCTTCCAAATCAGGAGTTTGCCATCGGCTGTGCTCGACAAGATAGCGCCGCGCTGCTGCGCCAGCTTCCCCAAGAACTCCCAGGGCTTCCCGGCTTCGTCGATCACGTTTTTGCCGCGAGCCTTCTTGGCTTGTTCAAGCGGATCGAAGGCGACTTTTCCAAACGGCGGATCGTCCTCCAACCTAAAATCCACTTCCAACCCAAACGACGCGCAGACCGCTTCCGCAATCGTCTTGAGTCCGACGCCCTTCCACTCGAATGGCAGGTAGCTTACTGGCGGGTCGCAGTCCCCCAGCACACCAGGCGACGCATACCCAGAAACCTCAACCTGGGTGGAGTCCGCGTCGAAGCTTGGCCCGACGTCCACCATGTTTCCGGCGAACTCGCGCGCGCCGGCCACCTGAACTTCGATGGGCGTGTAGTCGAGCGGCTTGAAGAGTTCGCGGAAGCCGGGGCGCTCCGGCTCGAACGGCGCGGATAGCGCGATCGTCGCAACAACATCCAGCCCAAACGTCAGACTGAGGGATTGCCAGTTGGCGAAACTCTTGCCCTCAATTGCGACGGAGACGCGCTCCATCATGCTGCCCGATCGTAATACGTGATCTTCCTGCCCTTTGGGATCTCCAGAATCTCATCCCCGTGTAGCGCGTTCGTCTCAAGCAGGAAGAGCACCGGATCAAATCCATCGCGGGGATCTACATGCCCATACAGCTCGCCGGCCAAGTCAATCGGGGTGCGCGCACGACCGAGCACGATCGCCTTCTCCGGCGCCAAGCTGAACGACATCTCAACCAGGTGTCCCGCCGCCAATGACACCGCCTGCTGCAGCTCAGCAGTGGCCGCCCCGGGATCCGCCTGGTAGGTGCCCGTCTTGTCGACGGCGGACAACGCAGCGAACCCAGCGTCACGCCAAGCGACGAAGGAATCGAAGAGCGTCAGCAAGGAATCCGCCGCCGCGATTGCATCGGGCTTGGTGAGGAACGTGCGGGACGCCCTCGGGTCGACGGACGTTCCGCCCACCGTGCGCCCCGACGCTGACGCCGCGGCTGGGTCGGCTGCCTGCGCGGTGGTCGTGGATTGCAGCGTGCTCAACACGGCCCCGGCAACAGCCTGCGACACGAATAGATCCGCAATGTGGAAGTCGTTCGCCACCCGCTGCGCGCGCGTTGTCAGGCCGTACTTGCCGGAGACCGCCGCCGCGATGTCCTCGAGAAGCCCCGCCGGGTTCGCTGCGCTGGAGCCGAAGATTTCATCCGCGAAAGCCGCATAGCCATCCAGCCTCGAGACGATGCCATCAATCGCGCGTGACGGTGCCGCAAGCAGATCTTTCACCTGCGCCGCCAGGAGCAGCGGCTTCCCGATGAGGTTGTCGATCCCAATATGGATCGTGTCCTCGATGTCCTGCATCGTGTCGCGCACGCTCCAAACCACATCGGAGAGCTGGTCGAATACGTCGCCCACGCTCTTGAGGAAGTCCCGGATCGTCGCCTTCGCAGCTGCCTTCTGAACGGTCTTTGATAGATCGGCTAGGCTGCTGAATTGGTCAGCCGCCGCCAGACTGGCGCGGTCTAGCGCCGCGGAGATTTCGTTCTCGGGATCTGTGAGGGCATTCGGGTAGAGGTCCCTGAGAGTCGTCCAGAACGCGAGCTCGACGATCGCCTGATTGGCCTCCGTCTTCAGATCGTCGCGGCGGGTCACCTCGCCGAAGGGAACGACGTCGAACGTCCCGTATCGCGGGTGCTCAAGCTTCCCAACGCCGTGCTCAAGCAGCAGATCTTCAAATGCCTGCGCTTCGATGTCGCAATACGGTCCAGAAAAGAAACACCGCAGCGGGTACTGACGGGAGCCGAAACCGTTCTGCTGGATGTACTCCCCGTCGACCCCCGGGAAGCCAAACGCGGTTGTGCGCAGCGCGAACTTTCGCGAGACATCCTCGTAGGCGAACGTTCGGCGAGTGCCCCCCGGAGACGTATAGGCGGCTTCCCTCAGCCGGTTGCGCCAATGCTGATCGCGACCGCGGTGGCGAATGACCTTGTTCGCAGGGTTGCCAACCATCAGAACGCACCAGACGGCTGGACTCGGAGCCCGAAGCCTTTGCCCCTCGGAGCCTTCGTCACGGATGCGCGGCCCGTCTCGTCCTTGATCGTGACCTCGGCCTCGGTCCTCTCGGTCCTGATGGCTTCCGTCACACTTCGGCTGATGCGCTCCCCCGGAGTAACCAGCTTCACGAGCTGTTCTTGTGCCTCCGCCGACCGCCGCATCGCTTCCTGCATTGAGGCTTGGTCTTCGCCTTGGCCTTGACTACCGATCGCGCCTAGACTCTTCTGGACCTGAGACATGGCATCAGAGAACTTCTGAGTGTCAAATGCAGTCTGAGGCATGGCTCCCGCCGCCGTTTCTACCCATCGGGTGCCGCGACCGGTCTCGGTTCCACCCTGCTCACTCGCAAACCCTGCGCGTCTTTTTGCACGTGCATTGACATTACGCTGAACCTTGCGCTCTATGGCCTCCATGTTTTGGTAGGTATTCAACGCTTCGGCTGGATCCAGCGTTCCTTGATTCCACATCTGCTTCAGCAAACCGACAAATCCCAAACCCTCAGTTTCATCCTCCAAGCCTTGAAGTTGCTTAAACGCCAGGTAGAGCGCACCCACGGCGGCTGCGGCTGCCGCGATGGTTGCCGCAAATGCGCCCATTCCAGTCGCAGCGCCACCTGCCGCCGTTCCAACGCCACTCGTCAATTGTGCACACAACCCAGCGATTCGGTTGTATCCGCGCACGGCGAGATTCACCGCCCACTGCGCGGCCGCTTTGGCCCACAGCGCGATAATAGCCGCGAGGTCCTTGAGCGTCGCGGCACTGGTCATGGCGGTATAGAGCTTCAGTATCCCCCGTCCGGTCTTCACCGCGAGATTCACCGCGGCCTGTGCCGTAACCTTTGCCCATTGCGCAAGCGTGTTGATCCCGGTCTTCACCGTGTCCGCCATGGTCGCCAGCGTGAACCGCCGCATACCAAGCGTACCGATCGCGATCGCTGCGGCACGGGCCCAGTGTGCCAGCTTGCTGGCCCATACGGCGGCAGTTGCTCGCCACTCTGCCACAGTAGCAATCACGGCCTCTTTGCTCAGCCACGCGGTGGCCAACGCGCTTGCTCTTAGCGCAACCTGGAACAGCCACACGCCAACCGAGGCGATTCGCACCGCCAGATTGAGCCCCCACACCAATGGGATGCCAACGATCAGGATCGCCGCCACCTTCCCCAGGGTCTGCGCAAACCCACGCCACGTCGGACTGCATGCGATGCTTTCGGTATCCCTCAACGGTCCCGTCCAGAAATCGAAAGCGTCTCCGATTCCCTTCAGCGTCTCCATGAAAGCGTTGCTGAAGATCACGCCCAGGGGTCGCAGCTGGTCAATCCAGTGCGCGAAGTCCTGCGCAATGATGTCCTCGTTCGCAGTGAGCCATTCCCGCGAGCGCTGAACGATCCCACGGAGGGCTCCATCCTGAACACCGAACAGCTTTACCTCGAGCCCATCCAGCGCCGACTTGAACAGCGTCACATCGCCGGACAGGTTGTCCAGACGGATCTTCGCCATTCGCTCAGAGGTTCCAGCCGCCTCGCGCAACAGCTCAACAAGCTCACCGAGCTTGCCCTTCTTCGCCAGATCCTGAAGCTGCAAGCCAGCCTTCTGTCCACGCAGCCCCATGAGTTCAGCAAAGGCTGCCAACTGCTTCGCGTTGCCCCCAGCCTTCTCTGCCATCTTCGCGAGGTTCGCCAATACCTCCGGGAATGGCAGCATGTTGCCCTTGGCGTCCTCGAAGGCGACGCCCATTCCGGTGAGCTTCCGACGGAGCGCGTCAGTAGGACTAGCGAGCTTGGTGAGCATGGTAGCCGTCGCTGTACCTGCCACGGAAGCGTCAAGGCCAACGTCCTGCAGCGACGCTACCGCTGCGACGACCTGCTCAAGTGGAATTCCCAAATGCTTGGCGACGGCGGAAACATTCTTCATCGACTCGCCGAGCGAGCTGATCGTGCTGTTGGTGCGGGACGAAGCCAGCGCCAATACGTCAGCGACCTTGCCGGCATCCGACGTCGCAAGCCCCATTCCCTTGAGCACATTGGACACATGGTCCGCGGTCTCGGCGAGCTCCCCACCAGACGCAGCAGCAGCATTCAACATGCCACTGATGCCGGTCAGAATGTCCTTCTCCTTGTAGCCGGCCTTGGCCATGATCTCCATGCCGGCCGCGGCCTCGCTGCCCGTGAACTTCGTTGTGGCACCAAGCCGCTTCGCCTCTGCAGTGAGCGATCCCATCTCCTCGCGCGTCTTCAGCATCACCGCGCCCACGCCGGACATGGCTGCCTCAAAGTCCATGCCCGTCTTGACGAGGTCACGGGTGGCCAGCCCCGCCATCGCGGTTCCAGCTATGGTGGCATAGCGCCTCATGGAAGCCAGGCTCCCGTTGATGCGTCCCGTCACGCGACCGACAGAAGCTAGCCCGCGGCGAAGCCTATGTGCAGCACGCTCCATTCCACGCATGGGCCGCGTGAAGCGGTCCACCGCACGGAAAATAGCGTCAACACTGAAGCGGCCAGCCATCTCAGTCTTTCGCCTTCGTTGCGTCCTTCAGCGATCCCCGGAGTCCGTCGTAGAAGAACTCGATTTCTGCCATGGTGAGCGTGCGTGGGTCAGGCAAGCCGGAGTAGTCCAAACAGATCTGCCGCAGCATCTCACCGTAGACGGTGAACAACGTGTGTTGCGGCTGTCCGGTTTCGTCGTCGCGCGGATGCCACCAATCGCCCCCGTACCGGACCAACGGGGTGGTGACATCTACCCCCCCATGTAGAGATTCGCGATCGCCTGCAGGACGCGCAGATCGCTCCACTCCATTTCCGCATACCTAGCCACCTTCTGGTGCGTCGTCGCAGCCATCATTGCATAGGTCTTTTCGATGTCGTGATTCTTCCGAATCATGTCGGCCTGCATGAAGTCGGCACCCTTCGGCTGCGGGAACGCGATCGGCTCGCGATCCTCACTGTCTTGCGGTGTGAACGTTGGAACCCCTTTTTCGCTCATCACTAAACTGCCGTCCAACGCTGCGTCGATGATACGCCGCTTCTGTTGCTCGAGCTGGGTTCGATCCTCTGGCTCCATTCCCTCGGTCGAGAGGTTGAGCCGCATCGCCGCGACGAACCTGTCGAAGTCCGCCTCGGCAACTTCTTTCGCGATCTTCGTCTTGCTCTTCGTGGGTTCAGATTTCTTGTCCATGAGCGTTCTCTCTGTTGTTGGTTTACTTGTCTTCCGACGTGTCACTGCTTGCGCAGCCGGCCCGGTCCTGCAAATGAGCAGGTGGCCGTGGTGTTGTTGTTCGACCACGTAATCTCACCTTCGATATTCCCCTTGCCACCAAAGGTGATATTGCCCGAGTAGGTGAAGTTGATTGGCACGTCCTCGCCAGCGTCTGCAACGTCCTGCAGAGCCTTCTGGTCGTTGCGGTTGTCGTTGCAGGCGATGACTACGGAATCGACCTTCCACCCGCGCGGAGTCTGCATCCATCGCCCGGTTTTGCCGTCGCCATTCGGCGCGAAGGTGTTCGTGTTTCCGCCAAGATCTCTCGGGGAATCTCCATCCCCCGCAGTCGTGTAAATACGCCCGTCGACAGACAGTTGTTTGATCGGACCGCCGATTGCTGGTGCTACCATGATCGTTCTCCTGTGCGCAGACGGCGCACGTAACTAGACGGGGGCGCACCCGAGCGACGCTCGGCACCCAGACACGCCCCCAAGCTGTGGTTTGCGGGCTAGCGGGCTACCGCTGAGCCGACGTAGAAGCTCCAGAGGATCTGAACGTCCTTGACGGTCGTGTTGCCGCTGAGGAGAGCCGCCACGTCGATGTTGATCCGATCCGGATTCTGGTCGTCCAGCTCACACGTCGTAGCTTCCTTGCACGCTTCCGGATCTGAGAGGATCGCGGCCAAACCCAGGGAATCGATCAATCCGTCGACTTCAGTCTGCGCGTCCTCAGGACGTTTCGCGTTCTCGTTCGTCGTTGCCTGCCCGCTCGGAATGAGGGGCGCCGCCGCCCACTTCTGCGCGCCGAAGATGAGTGCCAGGTTATAGGCGATCTGCTGGAGCTTCACGATCGCGACAACCTTCTTGTATCGCTTCGTAAGCGCCGGTTCCCCGGTGGGGTGCCAGAACGTGCAGACGTCTCCGATCTGCAAGATGTTGTCGATCTTCTCGACCGTCGATGACCCCTTATCCAAGGCCAGCTGGCGATTTGCATATGTGTACCACTGTTCGGAATCCTTGCCCGGCGTGAGCCCAGCAATATTCTCGCCGCCGTAGCCGGTTGCGGGGTTGTCGTTGGCAACCCTCGCGATGATCGCCAACTGGCGGGCAGCCACAACGAAGGGCAGATCCGGAGAGCCCGGCGCCACGAGTTGACTGTTGGTGCGGTCGGTTTTCCTAGCGTCCGGGATCGTCGTTGCGGCGACCACCGTCGGATCCCCGTACCCAGTCCAGCCTGTGAAGACCATGGCCGGCTTATGAACGAGAGTACCCCAGCGACTCTCACCCCATGTCGCGTAGGCAGTCAGAGCGGTGGTGTTGTCTGGGTCCAGACAGTTCAGGGCCATGGTCTCCCAAACGTCACCGATCGCGGTGAGTTGCGTGCTCACGCTCGGATCTGCGGCACCGCTGGCCATGGCGACGTTCGTAAACGTGACCCCGTTGCCGTCGGCCGCGCCGGACGTGAGAAGTTCTCCCTTCGCGTCGTGGAGCTCGATCGTGATGCGGTTCGCCGATTCGCCCTTCCACTTGCTGGTGGGCACCAAAGTCAGCGCAGGTACCTCGATCTCGAAGTAGTCGCCGACGTCGTAGTCCTCGGGACCATCGGCGACCGTGAACGTCAGCCCGCCGCAATCAGTCTCTGCCACCGCTACCGTAATTGCGGAGTCGACCGTGACACCGTTTGGATCCACTAACTTGAACGTTCCTGCGTCCGCGGCCTCCGCGGTGCAGGTCAGGGTCCAGGTGCCTGGCACAGGAGCCCCGCCGGAGGCGACGTCGATTCCCGTAACGGTTCCATCGCCAGTGCCTACGCACGATCCGACAGTCACCGTGTCGTACGTGTACGCCAGCGTGACTGGCATTTCCGGGACAGCAGTGATCGCGTTGTACATGGCGAGCAAGGTTGCCGACACGTCCATTGCGCCCAGGGCCACAACGAACGCTTTCGACTTCACCCCACCAATCAGGGCGAAATACGACTTCGCGGCTAGGGCGGTCCCGCTTGGCGTGATCGATCCGGCGGCTGCAGTCGTCCCGTCAGCGAGCGGAAACACGTCCACCGGGATCGTTCCCACTCCACCGCCTTCCGGCGGCGTGAGGGCCAACAACGAGTTATGGATCGGGCAGCCCGCACCGTACCGCTCAGCCGCCGCACTTGGCGACTCTGCAGTCCACTTCTCAGTGCTGAATCCAACCATGGACGTTGCGCCCTGACCAAACAAAGCAATGCGTTGTGGAAGGTTCTGCAGGTTTCCTGCGCGAAGGTTCTGGTATTTGGTGCTGATGCCCAAGACGCGGGCTGTAGCGCTCTGGTCGACTGACATGTGTGTTCTCCTGTTTGCTTTGCCCGCCTGGTATCACCAGGGGTTTCAGCTGAAGTCGTACTCGACGGACATGACCACTTCGCCGTCGACCTCGGTGTGCACTCTTGCGAGGATGCCCCCGCACGGAATCAACTCGACCTGTGGCGACAGCTCGTTGAACGTCACAGCAAGCACGAGCCGCATTCCTATGATGTTCTGCACAGGTCTGTCCGCGTCGCTTGGCTGGAACGCCGTGATACTATCGGGGAAGCGCTTGCCCACGGTTCCAGACAGACCCAGTTCCATGTACTCGGCGGCCATCAGGATGTTCCGCACCAGCCGCATAGCGCGGTGCGCCTCCGTGGAGGCTTTCAGATCTGCCGGGATGTGGCCGGCCTGAGTTGCTTCCGCCTTCCCGTAGCCGTAGACGTCCACATGGATTTTGCCATCCGCAGCCTGGCGCTCGATGTAGTCGCTATTGGACTCGTTGAACGTCTCGCGGTCGAACCACACGTTGACGATGGGGGCGGCGTCTTCTGTTCCACCGGTTGGACTCGTCAGGAACGCGCCCCACGGTGCGGTGCGTTCTTTGTAGACGCGCAGCCTCCAGAGCTCAGGATCCGGAGACCACACAGTCAGGACATCCCCGGTGTCCCATGGCTCACTGACAGCGGTTACTGCGAAGGTGATGCCCAGGGTTGGGAATTCCAGATCGTCGTCCGCCGCGGTAGTGGTGCATGTGCCCTCGACGCCACTCGGCGCAACGCAGGTCCACGTCCCCACCCCGGCCGTCAGTGTCCCGGCGGTTGCGATGTATTCGCCGTCCTCGAGCCTGGCGCCGCTGTCCTTCTCCGCGGTCGCGGTGTAGTCGCTGTCGTCTGCGCGCGTTGGTGTTGCCGCTACGGACGCCGCAAAAGTCTGCTGCTGGGCAGTCTCGACCGCGAGGATCGCCGCAATCGCGTCACGAACCAGTTCGGCATTGTCCTTCTTCGCGATGAGCGCAGCGATCGTCATGATTCGTAGGCATCCAACTTGAGCGTGACGAGGTCGATTCCGGGGTTGTCGTCGGGCACCACCTCGATCACTTTGAACGTGCGTGTGACGGCGTCTGCCCCGGCCCAAGCAACGAGCCAGGGGGCGCCGGTTGTCTCCGGAATTGCCTTCGGATAGGCGAGCCCGGCGTCATCGATTGCCGTCAGGCTCAACACCGCGGAAGCTTGCTTGCCCGCCACCTGCACGCCGGTGTCAGGATCGATAGCGAGCGCCGTCTCATTGACCATGCCGTTGACGGTCGCGCTCCCCCCGAGCTCATCGGTGCAGGTCACCTCGGTGCCGAACCCGTCGGTGTCCTCAACGACCGACCGCGCCAGCGTCCTGGCGTCGTCAAGCAGGCTCATTGTGTCACTGCCGAATGACGCTGCCGCCCCTCACCAGGGCGTCCAGTGTCTCCAGGCCGCCGACGTCTTCCGCAGTGACAGCAGCGCCGGACTCGAGCACCACCGACTGCGTCTTGACGCGGCGCCGGGGGGCAACCGTGTAGGTCGGTTCTGATGGCGTCGCGGTGGGCGCCGGGGGCCCTGACTCCACAATGGGAATGACCAGGTCGGGCGTGCTCCATCCAGAACCAGGCGCATCCGGGTCGGTGATATCCGGGAGCTCAACGGGCTTTCTGCGTGGCATCAGACAGGACTCCTTCCCCCATGCATCCCCGCGGCTCTCAGGACCAGTCCGCGCTTCACGAGTGCAGTGAGCTTGCCTTCCCCGCCGACGAGCTCTGGGACCACTTGAGCCCCCGACACAAGCTCAGCCCTGACGCCATGCAGCTCCGCCGGGACCCGCTTCCGCGGAGCCACCTGATAACGAAAACGCAGCGCGCTGCCGTCGTATGGGTTCACGTTCTCGTTGAGCCGAGCGAGCTTCTCCGTCGCCGACTGTCGTAGAATTTCAGCTTCCGACTTCGGATGCTTGGACAGGGCTTCTGCCGCCCCCTTGCTCTGAGTAGACGCAGGCTGCTTGCTGCTTGCTGATTGCATGTCGGACCTTTCGCGACTTCCGGGGGCCGCACCACGACCCCCGGTCCGTCGCTTTGAGCGTTTCATCGTCGCGCCCTCGATTAGGTCGCGACGGTCATGCACGCGATGGAATCGATCGCGGTCGGAATGGTGAGAGGACGACAGCCCACATTGAGGACCAGATTTTTGCGATCTGGAGTCGTGTAGGCCACAAGCTGGAAGTCCATGCCCTGTCGCCCGAAGCTCATGCGCGACGGCACGAATGACAGCTGTTGCTGCCCCGCTGTTGCCGGCAGTAACGCAATCTCACCCCACGTCAGATCACGCGGTGCCGTGTCGTCCCACATGACAACCTTCTTGGCAGGCAGGTACTTCGTGATCACACCGGTTTCCGGGTGCCGGTAGGTCGCGTTGTAGGACCAGAGATTGAGCAGCCTCCCACCGATCACCATCTGCCCGACCTTCGCCGCACCACCACCGGGGCCTTGCCCCTCAACGTTGATGCTGCCGGCGTTGAACTTCAGAAGATTGAGTTGGTTCTGCACCTTCGGCTTGACCAGGAAATACTTCAGCGCATCCGAACCAAAACAGACGTCCGTCGCGTCGTAGCCGCATGCGGCCATGTTGTTGCCCAACGACTCCAGGTCGTCGAGCGGCTCACCCGTCGCTCCATCCGCTGACCACTCGGTCGAGACGGTAACGATCAGATCGCCACTCGCCAGAGTTCCAGACGCGTCCTTGGGCTCGAAGTTGATAGCAAATACGGCATCACCATTCTCGTCTGTGATTGCGAGCTGACCGGTGGTCATTACCTGCGCCGCCATGAGCTCGATGCCATCTCGAATCATGTCCTCGAGCTTACGAACCATGCGAAAGATGCGGCGGGTCGCCGCCGTTGCCCAAACTGGATCCGTGTACGGGTCCACGCCGGGTTCACGGGTTCGCAGGTTTGCGGCCGACAGATTCAAGTTGTAGTTGAAGACAGTTGGCGGCCACGCCTTGTTCACGTAGTCGTCCATCGACATGTTGCGAGGACCGGCGTCCATGTTCGGCACCGGAATCGCAATGTGTTGACCCTGCCGGATGATGTCGATTTCGACCTTGTCCGTCGCGTGGAAGTTCTCGGGCGGCGATGCGAACTTGCTCGTGAAGTGTCGCGCCCGACCGATACGCTGCTCATATGCTTTGATGAGCTTGATGGTGCCTGTGTCAGACATTTGAATTCTCCCTTTTTGGTGCGTCTGTGCTGTGCTCGGGACGCACCGCCGCGACCCCGCGCTGAGCGCAGGTAAGGCTTGCGACCCCTGAGAGTTTCAGTCCGACGTCACCCGCTTACGCGCTACGTCGGACCATTGTTGTGCTTGCGGTTAGCTGGCTCCGTTGTCCAACACGGACACGTCGGTGTTCGGCAGCGCGGTGAAGCCAGCGTTAGCCAGCAGATCCATAACGTGATCGCTCACGTTCGTTGCGTCACCATCGGCATCGATGACCAGCTTGTCTTGGCGGACCACGCCTCCGATGAGCGCGCTGCAAGCCACGGAACCGCCGCCCGTCTGTACGGACGCGTACGGTAGGATCGCAACAGGAACCTGTGCGCCGTTGGTGCCGTCGATGTCGTAGCACACCAACGGCGTTCCGGACTGGGCGGCAACAGTCGCCGTCACAACGTCCGCAGTAACGAAATCCGTTTCGGATCCAGGATCCGTGACAGTGATCGTGATTCCGAGATTCGGGAATTCCAGATCGTCGTCCGCCGCGGTGCTGGTGAAATCTTCATGCTGGCCATCCGGGGCCACCATCGTCCACGTACCGACGCCTGAACTCAGGGTTCCGGCCGTCGCCACGTAGGCCCCGGCCTGCAAGGTTCGGCCGGCGTCTGTAGCGCCAGCAACGGTCCAGACGCCCGTGCCCGTGATTGCCGCGGCAATCGTGTTGTTGATCAACAGGCGAGCAAGAATCGTATTCTGTGCCCATGTGTCTGCGCCGGTGAACAGCAGCGTGTCTCCCCGATACTCGGGGTTCTTGAGGATGCAGCTCGGAGACTGATCGCAAGTGGTAACTGTCATTGCCATGATCGTGTTCCTTCAACCAAAGTTGCAGTTTGCGGGACTGTTCGAGCCGCTCAGAGCGTCATGCCCGCGGCGATATTGTCGGCCACGATGTCCTGCAGATCCTTCGTGCCCTCGATCGGCTTGGCGCCTTCCGTCGTCTTGCCAGCCGCGTCGGTTTCTGCCTGGCGAGTCTCGACGTCGTTCTTGTTGCGCCCCGCCGTCATGTATTCCGACTGCACTTCTGGATCCATGAAGTCGGCGCCGTCCTTGACGGCCTTGATCGCGATGTCCATGGCGCCGAACTTCTGGCCCATGTTCAGGTGTGCGTTTACGCGCTTCCGCTCGGCAACGGCGCCCGCTTCCGCGCCCTGCTCCTCACCGATCTTGACAGCCGCTTCGTACACCGCCGAGTGCTCGGCCTTCAGTTGATTGAGATCCATTTTTCTCTTCTCCTGTTTTGGAGTTGGTCCGCCACCATCGGCGGTGGAGTTGGTAAAACTTCGATCGCGAGGCATCATTCCCTGCGCGACCATCTCGTTGTATCCAGCAACCAGATGAGGGGCAGGGGGGGCGCCGGCCTCTGCCGCTGGCTTCACAGCCCGCAGCGCCCTCGGTACCTTGTCGATCATGTTGCGCGCCTTCGCATCCCGGGCGACGAACATTGAGCCCCGCCCAAACTCCGCGTTGACCTGCCTGGCCGTCATCTTCTGCTCGCTGGCGCGTGTACGCCCGGAAGCAATCGAGTCGACGAACAGATCGTGCACGGCGTCGAGGTACTCGCGCACGACGGCCTTACCTTCGTCCGTCGTGACGTCGGGGCGTTTGTTGGGGGCCTCCGAGCTTGTGACGTCGATGATTTGATCGTCCGCGAAGAACGACATCACAACGCCAATGCTCCCGAAGGATGACGCTGGACTGACGGCGGTGATGCTGCCGGCTGCCGCGGCAATCGCGTAGGCTGCGGAAGCGGCCTTTGACGCCCGCACGCTCATCGGCTTGCCGAATGCCTCAATGGCGGCCAGCGTTTCGAACAGGCTGGCCACTGTCCCCCCGGTGCTATCGATGAGCCACGTCACGCGCTTTACGTTCGGAT